GACAATCGGATGATTAACCTGTTCCCCGAGGTTATCCCCAACGAAGGCAAAGAGGCAGGGTTTTTAAACCGCGCCCCAGGCTTGCGTCTGTTGGCTACCTTAGGCTTTGGCCCTGTGCGTGGCTTGTGGACGTTTAACGGCGTAGGCTACGTGGTATCAGGCAATGAGCTATACCGCATCAATAGCACCTACACTCCTACGCTAATTGGCGCCGTAGCCGGTACTGGCCCCGTGTCGATGGCTGACAATGGTACGCAATTGTTCATTGCCGCCAATGGCCCTAGCTACATCTACAACTCGGTGACGTTGGCGTACGGCGCAATCACCGACCCTGACTTTCCTGGCGCGGTAACGGTTGGTTTCTTGGACGGCTATTTTGTCTTTAACGAGCCTAACAGCCAAAAGATCTGGGTGACTAGCTTGCTTGACGGCCTGTCCGTTGACCCGCTTGAATTTGCCAGCGCGGAAGGTTCGCCAGACGGTTTGGTGTCACTGATTGTTGACCACCGCGAAGCCTGGCTGTTTGGTACCAACTCTGTCGAAGTATGGTACGACGCAGGTAATGCTGACTTTCCTTTGGAGCGTATTCAGGGCGCGTTTAACGAGATCGGGTGCGTCGCGCCATACTCAGTAGCCAAGCTGGACAACAGCTTATTCTGGCTAGGCGCTGACGCCCGTGGGCGGGGTATTGTCTACCGCGCTAACGGTTACACCGGCCAGCGCGTCTCTACCCATGCCGTTGAATGGCAGATCCAGCAGTATGGCAATCTGGCCGATGCAATTGGCTACACCTACCAGCAGGACGGCCATAGTTTCTACGTGCTGATTTTCCCCAACGCCAACACAACGTGGGTCTACGACGCCGCTACGCAGGCGTGGCATGAGCGTGCTGGCTGGTCTAATGGGTCATTTACCCGTCATCGCAGCAATTGCCAGATGGCGTTTAATAGCGAAGTGATTGTTGGCGACTTTGAGAACGGCAACATCTACGCGTTTGATCTGGACGACTATAGCGACAACGGGCAAATCCAAAAATGGCTGCGGTCATGGCGGGCGCTGCCGACCGGCCAGAACAATCTGAGACGAACCGCACACCACAGCTTGCAGCTTGACGTCGAGACGGGCGTTGGCCTGAACGTGGGTCAAGGCAGTGACCCAGAGGTCATGCTGCGTTGGTCAGACGACGGCGGCCATACTTGGTCTAACTACCACACCGCCAACATTGGAAAAATTGGCGAGTATTACCGCCGGGTGTTCTGGCGTCGACTGGGCATGACCTTAAAGCTACGCGACCGGGTGTACGAGCTGTCGATGACCGATCCGGTCAAAGTCGCCATTATGGGCGCCGAACTGCTGATTAGCCCAACCAATGCCTAGCCCAAATAACAACACCAATATCACGCCACCGCGTGTTCCCCTTATTGACGAACGTACGGGGCTGATTTCGCGGGAGTGGTATCGGTTTTTCTTGAACTTGTTTGTTTTGACCGGCAGCGGCGCTAACGTAGCGTCGCTGACTGACTTGCAGTTAGGGCCGCCAGTTGTCACGACCGAGACGTTTAACGCGCTGCTGCCTGACGTAGTAGACAATGAAGCAACCGTTAGTGGGCTGCAAAGCCAGATTGCTGAACTAGCGACTAATGTGCAAGCGTTAGCCAGCGCCCCGATGCCGACACCTCAAGTTTTACAGCTGGTGTACGGGGCTTTTTACAGCACGGCCAACCAGCCCGACGGCTCTAGCACTACGGCGTACCCTATTGTGTACGACACTACGGCGTACAGTAAAAACGTCACGTTAGAAAACAGAACCGCCGTGTTTACGGCGTCTATCGGCCCGGCTAGCACGACCATGACAGTAACGGCTATTGCGTCGGGGCCGATTTACCCCGGCATGGTGATTACCGGCACGGGTGTGACCGCTGGGACTTACATTGTTTCGCAGTTAACTGGCACGGATGGCAGCACGGGTACTTACCGAGTCAGCGCGTCTCAAACGGTGGCGTCTACTACCATTACGGGCACTTGCAAATCCAAACTAAAAGCGGAGATTGCGGGGGTCTACAACGTGCAGTTTAGCGTTCAGTTTGTAAACACCAGCTCCAGTATCCACGACACGGATATTTGGATGCGCAAAAATGGCACGAACGTAGCGGATACCAACAGCCAGTTTTCTGTGCCGAACAGGCATGGCGGCGTAGACGGTCATTTAATTGGCGCGTTAAACCTGTTTGTTGAGTTAGCGGCAGACGAGTACATTGAGCTGATGTGGGCAACTTCCGACACCTCCACTACAATCCAGTACATTGGCGCAAAAACGGGGCCGGTTCGACCTGCCGCACCGTCCGCTATTGTTACGGTGGATTTAGTGTCTAAACCAACGCTTCAAGGAGTTTCAGCATGACCGTTACTGTTAAAGTTCTTATTCCTGCCAAGACGGCAGAGGCCACGCAAACCACGCAGTACACCGCGTCTGGCGTGACGACCATTATCGACAAGTTTACGGCGACCAACTACAGCGCCAGCGCAGCTACCATTAGTGTCAACTTGGTAACGGGTGCTGATACGGCGGGTAACCAAAACTTGATTACCAAAACGAAAACATTGCAGCCGTCGGAAGTTTACACGTTCCCAGAAATTGTAGGCCAGGTCTTGGCAGCCAGCGGTTTTATCTCTACTATCGCGGGAACTGCTAGTGCGATCAATATTCGGGCATCAGGCCGCGAGGTAACGTAACCTATGGGCGCTATTGAACTTTTTGACGCTGACGGCACTGCGGTAGTTACCGCAGAGGCCATGCGTGAAAAAGTTGTTGCGCTGCAAGATGCTTTGCTGGAAATGCCGCAGGCCGATATTGTAACGACGCACACGTTTCTGCCGGGTGTCTACGAGCGTAAGATTACCGTGCCACCTTGGACAGTGTTGACAGGCGCTGCGCACAAGACAGGTTACCGCGTGCGGTTGGAAAAGGGCACGATTGCGGTAAACCGTGATACGGAAGTAGTTGTGTTGACGGCGCCATGTGAGTTTGACGCCAAAGCAGGTGAACAGCGCGCAGGTCGCGTGTTTGAAGATGAAGTTGTTTGGGTGGACGTGTACGACAACCCCGACGATTGTCAAGACATACCGACGTTAGAAGACAGGCTGTACGTTGTGCCGGAGTGTGGGCTTGGCGACACGCGCAAGCAATTGGCGCTTACAAACGAAATTGAAGGAGAAGTATTATGGCTGGATGGGTAGCAGCAGCGACCATAGGCGGCGCGCTTATTGGGTCAAGCGCGTCACGTAGCGCGTCTAAAGCGCAAGAGCGAGGACAACGTGAGGCCACCGCTGCGCAAGAGCGCATGTTTGAGCGTCAGGTTGAGCTGCAAGAGCCGTTTCGTAAAGTCGGCGTCAACGCGCTGCCTGAACTGGTTGAAGCGTCTAAATACACGCCCTTCACTATGCAGCAGTTTCAAGCCGATCCTGGCTACGCATTCCGGTTGCAAGAGGGCTTGAAAGCACTTGACCGCAGTGCTGCGTCAAGAGGCGGTCTGCTGTCAGGCGCTACGCTACGAGGCGCTACGCGCTACGGTCAAGAGATGGGGTCACAAGAATTTACTAACGCGTTTAACCGCTATCAGGCCGAACGTCAGGCGCGCTTGAACCCACTGCAATCGTTGGCGGGTATGGCGCAAACGTCGGCCAACACACTAACAAACGCGGCGGGTCAGTATGGCCAAAACTTAGCTGAAGGCGCGACTGCAATGGGTAACATCCGCGCGTCTGGCTACACAAATCAAGCGAATGCGCTGACTGGCGCGTTGGGTCAAGGCGTAAACTACTATCAGAATCAGCAGATGATGAATAGGTTCTTCCCGCAGCAAAACTACGGCGCGGCTGACCCTCGGTTAACGCAGCTTAGCGGTTCTAGCGATTATTCTAAATATCCATATTCTGGGTAAAGAAACAAAGGTTATCTATGCCACCTATTGATTACAGCATTCCAGGGCAAGTCAAAGGCATTCAACTTGAATCGCCGATGAATGCTATGGCGCAAGCCATGCAGCTGCGCAACCTGCAAGAGACGTCGCAGATGAATGCGTTGAAAACGCAAGAATACCAGCAAGATGTGGCGGAGAAAAATGCGCTTGCTCAAATATACGCCAGCCCAAATTTAAAGTATGGGTCAGACGAGTTTTTTGCAGAGGTAGCTAAACGCGCGCCTCGTTATTTTGAAAAGATTGCTACAGGCGAAGCACAACGGCAAACAGCGCTTTCAACGAAACAGCAACGCGAAGCTGCTGTTGAGAAAAGCAGATTTGACTTAGAGCAGGCAAAGAAAAAAGAAGAATTAGACACTTTAGATCTTCGGCTAAAACAGTTTAACGAAGCATTTCCTGCGTACAGTCTTAAATCTGAACAGGATGTTGAAGATCGTATTGTGGCTATGTCTAATGATGAAATTCTTGGCCCACTGTCCACACGTTTTGGTACGTTGGGGGATACGATTGCCCGCAATAAAGCTGAATTTAGGCGCGACCCTCGCAATTACGTTGCTCGTACTTCAGGTATGTCCGCCGAAAAAATTTTTCAAGCCGCCGAAGAAAAAGAAAATACTGACTTTAGCCAAGATCAACTTAACCGAATCATAAACAAGCAACCTTTAATTTCTATTGAAGAATGGCGTGCGGGCCAACGTCAACCACAAGCGGCGCCTGCGCCCGCTGCTACCACACCTACATCCGCAGACGTTGCGATGCCAACAGAAGCTGCTGTTACGACAGCAGACGGCAGTAAACAGTTGCCAGGCGCTTCGTTTAAAGCGGATGTTGGCGGCGTTGACTTTTTAGACCCGACAGCACAGGCGCTGTATACGTTAGCTAGTGACCCTAAGAACAAAGATCGGGCACCGGCTTTACGAGACATGGCCGACAAAATGCAGGCCGAACACGTAAAGAGACTTGAAGAAGATCGTAAACGCAGTCAGTTGACTGGCGATTTCCTAAACGTGGTGAACGCGCGTAAACAGATAGCAGAGCTGAAGAAAAATCCAACGGCACTTAATTTGGCAATAATAGCCGATTTAGAGCAACAAATTAAAGCCGCAAATGAGGGTAAAGGTACTAAAGTTCAGGTTGGCGTAAAACTGCCGCCGCAAGAACAAGAGTTTGAAAAAGAACTGGGTTCTGGCCAAGCTAAAGCTATACTAAAAAGCAAAGAGCAAGCCGAAGACGCAAGAGAAATGCTGGATACGGTCAATATTGGCCGAGGCATTCTTAAATCGGGCACTATCACTGGCGCAGGCGCCGATTTCTTTGTGGGGCTTAACCAAGCACTTAAAACAGCTGGGGTTGATTTTGGCTACGCGGATGCGTCTGCTAATTCACAAGCCTATGTCGCGAACATGGCGCAAAACGTGGGTAAACTTATTAAGTTGTTTGGCGCGGGTACAGGCTTGTCTGATGCTGACCGAAAATACGCAATAGAAATGGCAGGGGGTAGAATTGCGTTAGATCGCAAGGCGCTCGAAAAAATATTAGATATTCAGGAACGCGCGTCTAAAAACGTTATTGGCCGCCACAATAAAAAAGTAACAGGTATTAAGTCTAAGACAGATTTAAGCGTTGAGCTAGATGAAGCGCCAGCAGCGGCGCCACAAATGACGCCTGCCGATAAACAGGCGTTGGAATGGGCGACCGCAAACCCTAAAGATCCTAGATCAGCGCAAATTAAACAGCGGCTTGGAGTGAAATAATGGCTGGATTTGATCCCGACGCATACCTTGCGACGCCTCCTAAAGCGTTTGATCCAGATGAGTATTTGCGATCACTGCCGCCGATAGTTGTCACGCCGGAGTCTATGACTGTTGGCGAGCTACCCGGCCCTCGCCGTGAGTACAGCGCGTTTGAAGTGCCGGTTCAAATGGTTAAAAATGCCCCCTCTAGCGCCATGCGGTTTGCGGGCGGTTTGTACGATGTAATTACAAGCCCAGTACAGACAGCTAAAGGTGTTTTAGATATTGGTGCGGGCGCGATCCAGAGCGTGTTACCACAGACGGTGGTGGACTGGGTTAATCGTTTTGAAGCCAATCCTGAAGCCGGACGTCAAGTCGTTGAGGCAGCGCGTGCTGCTGGCGGCGTTATTGCAGACCGCTGGGGCGGCTACGAAAATATTAAGCGCACGCTGGCTGAAGACCCTGTCGGGGCTATGGCAGACTTGTCCACGCTGCTGACAGGCGGCGCGGGCGCGGTGCGTGGTGTGTCTAAGTTTGCCCCCGCCGCCGCGCCTACGGCTGCTGCGCTAGAACGTGCCGCCACGCTTACTAACCCATTATCAGCGGTGACTATACCGGCGCAAAAAGCATTGGCGTTTAAAGAAGCCGTTTTGCCGGGTAAATTAACTAAGCAAAAAGAAGCTAATGCTGTTCGTGACGCCACATTGCGTGCCGGCCTTGAAGAAGGCTACATGGTAACGCCTGGTAGTGTGACGCCACAAGGCCGTAACATTATCGCCGAGCGTATGGCGGGCAAAACCAATC